GAGAGCTGATAAAAGCTTTAGGAGATGGGCTGATAAAGTCATTGCCTGTCATTGAAGAAAATCTTCCAGAGCTGATAGATGGAATGGTTACGGCATTTTTAACATATCATGATGTCATGATGGAAGTTGGGTTTGAACTTCTTACAGCTATTATCGAGAATATGCCAGAGATACAGCAAATCTGTACAGAGGCTACAATGATTCTCATTCAGTCTATAGCTGAATACATAATGAGTGGGGAATCCACATCAACCATGATGGAAAGTGGCCTCACTTTATTCGGAGCTATAATTGATTCAATAGCACAGATATTAGGTGATATTATAATGGCGGTTGAGCCTATTGTTACAGGGATTGTATCGAAGTTGAGAGAAGCTGTAGGAAAAGTGCTGACAGTAGCAGGCGAGATAATGAATTCATTCATAAGCGGTATTGTTTCATTCATGGGTAATGTAATAAGCACAGCCACCGAAATCGTAACAAATATCGTAACATATCTTATGCAAGCACCATCAAGAGTGTTAGCAATAGGTGCATCTATCATATCATCTTTAGTATCTGGAATGGCAAGTATGATAGGTTCGGTAACAAGCACAGTTGGAAATATTGTGAATGGAATCATTTCAAGATTGCAAAGTCTTCCAGCAAAAATGATATCAGCAGGTGTACAGGCAATACAAGGACTTATTCAAGGTTTTGCAAGTGGGCTTGATGGACTTATGGGGCTGGTGCAAAATACAGCATCTAGGATGGCAAGCACACTCAAGAATGCTTTACAGATTCACTCACCATCAAAGGTATTCGAGGAAATCGGACAATTCACAGCAGAAGGACTTGGAGTTGGTTGGGAAGATGAATTTGCAAATGTAAAGAAGGCAATGGAAAGCGACCTTGAATTCAGCTCAAATGTTACAACATCTGTAAAAGGCACAAGCGGTAAGACAACTCAGCCATCTAACGACACATTCGTTATACCTATTTACTTGAATAACAAAGTAATTGAAGAGGTTGTGATTGATGCACAAACCTTGTATAATTACAGAAGTGGAGGTAGATGATGTTAAGTGAGTATCCGACATTCTTTGATAATACAGAGATTCTGAATCCTACAACATGGGATGAAAGCTTTGAAAATGTAAAAGACTTAAAGACAACAGAAGCAGGTAAAGATTCCATTGCGTACTTGAGATGGGGAAAGCTTACAGTAGATGCAACATATTGCGTAACATCCAGATGGGCAAAGATATTTCGAGGCTTTTCGTGGAAGAATCAGTTTACCTTAAAGATGTATGATGTTTACGAGGAAGATTACACAGAAGTTACAGTAAGGATGGAAGATTTCAAGATATCGTTGATGCCGAAATCTGAGAACATAGCTGTCTCTAATGGTATTTATGAGGTGTCTTTTAAGTTGGTAGAATTCTAGGAGGGTATTATGTACAACGTATCAAATACATACATGACCGAATGGAATAAGCCATCAAAATCATTCAGCATATGGGGTTCAATAGGCAATCACAACTTCTGGGAAGATAATATCATAAGGGGTTCGTTAAGAATCCTGTATCAATGTTCAAGCAGGAATGAGGTTCAGATTGGTTCGGTGTATTCAGCACAGCTTGATGCTACATTTGTAAATATTCCAATGTCAAGAAGGAGTTGGAAGGGAAAGACCATTGAATTATCAGAAGGGCTTGGACTTCCAAGTGGCGAGTATGAATATGTGCCTCTTGGCGTGTTCACCATAAGCGAGGCGGAACATATGCAGGGCGGTGTTGTAGTCACAGCCTTCGACAATATGGTGAAGTTTGACAGAGGGTTCAGATTAAACAACACAAGAGGCTCAGCATACCAGCTACTAAGACTTGCTTGTAACAACTGCGGGGTTGGATTGGGAATGTCGAGGGCTGAGGTTGAAGCACTTCCAAACGGAGGCACAACCCTTGTATTGAACAGCGAAAATGACATTGAAACATACAGAGACTTCTTATCGTGGGTTGCCCAGACGTTAGCATCATTTGCTTACATAAACAGGGCAGGAAAGTTAAGACTGAAAGCATATTCAGATACTGTAGATATTCAGATAGACAAGACAATAAGATTTACAGGCGGAGCGGTATCTGATTATGTTACAAGATATACAGGATTGTCGGTGGTAGATTTCAAAACAGAATCTACAAAGTATTATGGCCTCGAAGTTGATGATGGATTGACTTACAATCTTGGCTCAAATCCTTTGCTCCAGAATGGCTCTGAGGTTGTGAAAGACAACATGAGAAAAGCTGTTCTGGATGGTCTTAGTGTAATAGATTACACGCCTTTTGAGATAAGCGGTCATTTTGGTGGATTGTTTGACCTTGGAGATGTTATAGACCTGCATGATGGAATAGGTGTAAATTCCATAGGCTGTATCATGTCGATAGAATATAGGTTGAATGATTCTGTAAAACTAGCAGGGTTTGGAGCTAATCCAGAGCTTGCATCAGCAAAGTCAAAGACAGACAAGAATATCGCAGGTCTACTGAACAAAGACAAAGGGAATGAGATTCAGTTTTACAATTTTGTAAATGCTGATAATTACACAGTAGGTCAATCAGCTGTCAATGTAATAGATATGCTTTACACAACAATATCTGATACAAATGTTGTGTTTCAAGGTGAGATATCCTGTAATGTTACAAGCGATTGCGAAGTTGAAGTAACATATCTGATTGATGGAGTTGCTGAAGCGTACCATCCAACAGAAACGTGGGGACAGGGCAAACACATTTTGTCACTTATGTACTTTATGGGAAGTAATGAATATGAATCTCATGATTTGGTTGTACAGCTGAAATGTTTATCTGGAAGCCTTACAATAGATGCAGATTCTGCAAGAAGTATCATATGGGGACAGGGACTTGTTGCGGAGCAGGATTGGGATGGCAGGTTACAATTTACAGAGAGAATCAATCTGATAGATATAGATGAATCCATAGGATTTGAGGCCTTTACATACAGCATGATAGCTGAGGCACAAAACCCTATCAGCAATACGTTTGAGGAAGAATTTGGTCTCATAAATATTGATGAAAGCATAACAGTTGAAGAGTTCAACGAAGTTCTATACATGAATAAACTACCACTTCATGATGAGTATTGGGCAGATGTTTACGAATATACATGGGCTCAGATTCATGATAACTATTTATGGTAAGGAGGAGTTATGGCAACATATACCACTAATTACAAGTTAAATAAACCTACATTCGCAGAGCTTGCAGATGTAAGGACGTTCAATGGCAACATGGATATAATAGATACCGTAATGAATGCATCACAGAATAGCATAGCAGAGCCATATGATTCTACTGAGACTTATAACGAAGGCGATATGGTAATGTACGAGCTGTATCTGTATAGATGTCTGGAAGAGACTACAGGAACATGGGATGCTACCAAGTGGGAGAGAGCATATTCAGCCAGTAGCGGAGCAGGCATAGTATATCCGCAGGATGCCACGAAATATCTAAATGGAGTTGGACAATGGACAGTTCCTGCAGGTGGTGGCGGTGGAGTGAACTATTCCACCACAGAGCAGGTTATAGGAACATGGATTGATGGCAAGACTATTTATCAGAAGACATACGTGTTTAACCAGTCCATTCCAATCCAAAGTAGTTCATACGCAGATATAACGCAAGAAGTTCCAGATTATGTAGATATGGACACTATTGTAACAGCTTTTGTTACATCAAATTCTAAAGCAACAGATAGTGTATGGTGTGGAATGGATAACAATACATTTTGTCTTTATTGTGCAGAGGGTATAAATGCAGACACCCTCACTATTACATATACAAAGGTTACAGTATAGGAGGGAATATGAAGGGCAAGACAATAATCGAGCTAAAAGATAAAAGCGGTCATGTAGATAGATATGTCGACCACAATATGCTCACGAATGCTTTAAGTTACTTTATGAAGCAGGGTGGTATGACCAATCCGACAGCATTCAACGTGTCGGATATAAGAACAAATGCTATTGAAATGCTTTTGGGCGGAGTATTGCTGTTAGATGATACTATAACTGAGGATGTAGCAAATGTACGTGTTCCTGCAGGAATCGAAATGGTAGCAAACGGAGCTGTTAATGTAACCAACTCAGATGTCCCTACAGAGTTAGGTTCTTACAATTCTGTTGAGAGCGGATGGCAACAGGATGGCACACTCAAGATGGTGTGGGACTGGACAACTTCGCAGGGTAATGGAACTATTAAATCTGTATGCCTTACCAGTAAATACATGGGGTTGAGAGGCCTTGGAAATGCTGATGGAAGAGCATCAAACTCACTAACCATGGGAAGCTACAATTCAATCAATTCATACAGCGGTTATTCTGGAAGTGCCATAGGAATGACAGGCAACACGTTAATAACAGTAGAGAGTATTGGTGATGGTGTGTCGAGTGATGTCACAGGCATTATCCTTAGGAAATACAGAGCACCTTATACAACTTTAGACATAAGAGATAAATTAAACAGCCCACAGCTGATATCTGAAACCACAATAACTTATCCAAATGCAATTCCAAAATCGAATGCATCACGGTGGGAGTGTTATACATATTATGCAATGGATAACAACTTCTTATATATCCTGTACAACAGACACTATTCAACAAGTTGGAGTAATGCTCATACTATCATTTGGACAGATAGTGTACCTTTATGGTTAAGAAAGATAAATCTGAGCAATGGAGCGGTTACAGAACACGATATAACACCAACCGAGGTTGGGCTATCTGGATATAACGAGGTTCATTGTCCTATTGGAATATCGCCTACTCATGTGTATGCAGACAGGCACGAAATATCTATGAGTAGTTTTATTTTGACTAATTCAGTAGAGAGCTATTATGAGACTAATGATTATTTCAGAGTGTACTATAAAGGCGTAGAGCATATTTGGGAAGCAAGGGATGACAACAAGGGTGTATTCCTTCTTGATTTTGTAAATCCGTCAGTAAAACCAATCAATATTTCAACTGGGCAATATGAATATGGATTTTACAATGAATTGTCACCTTTAATTGTATCAGACGGAGCAGGAGTTTACCGAGACCCACGTTATATTGCAACAATCAATAATCTGTCAGCACCTGTTGTAAAGACAGGAGACAAGACTATGAAGGTAACATATATCCTGTCATTCTAAGGAGGCTGAGATGGACTTTATCATGCAACTTATACAGTACACTTTAGCCATATGTGGTGGAATATCCATCATAGCAGGTGGAGTGGCTGTGATTTATAACTTATTCAAAAGAGCTAAACAGCCAGATACGGAAAGGGACGAAACCTTGAAGAAACACACAGAGATGCTCGATAACGATAACAAGCGACTTAAAGAACTGGAAGAAAGCAACAAAATCATGATGCAGTCAATGCTTGCCCTTATGAGCCACTCAATAGATGGCAACCATATTGAGGACTTAAAGCAGGCAAGGGATGATTTGCAGAAATATCTGATAAGGAGGTAGGCAAATGCCAGAATTAGAACCAATTACAAGAGAAGAAAAACTGCTTGATGGACAAGACCTTGAACCTATTACAAGGCGAGAGATGTTTATCAAACGAATATATGATAAAACTCAAACCATACCTGAACCAATAACGAGAGAAGAATATTTCCTTAAGAAAGCAGGAGAAGGTAGTGGAGGTGATATTACTATCGAACAACTTACTGTAACAGCCAATGGAACATATCAAGAAGAAGGAAAGGCATATAGTCCAGTAGTTGTTAATGTACCTACTCCTGAGAATAGTTACCAACTTAAATCAATAGAAAACACTCCAACGCCAATAGCAACATTCAACGCATCCGCCTTACCAATGCCGAGTTTGAAAATCGGAATAGAGCCAGTACAAGAGGGAAGTGGAGACCCATCACCAACTAATAAAAGACCTATCAGCGGACATACAGAGGCGAATGTGGTTGTATCACCTACTACAGATGCAGAAGATGGCAACACCTACACCATCGACCTAGGTGGCACAAGATACGGCTGTACTCTTGATGTGGTTAGTGGGGAGTTGGTGGTGGATAGAGTAGAAGTTGATTTGGGTAGTATGTATTGGAACTATTCAGCATCAGATTTGCGATTCTATAACACAGCACTTGCTAATGTCAAAGCTGTTCCAAATGTATCAGATGTTATGAACGGACTTTGTAGCCATTACAAAACAGTTGCTTACCGATATATAAATGCGACAAGCGAAGAAGATGGTATTATCGGAATGTTTACATCTGGAACAACAAACTATCTTGCAGTAAAAGATACACGATATACATCATCATCAGATTTTACTAATGCAGTAAGCGGAACAAAGCTAGTCTACGAACTCGCAACCCCTCAAACCTACCAACTTACTCCTACTGCTGTTAAGTCTCTTCTTGGCACTAATAACATTTGGGCTGATACTGGGGATGTGATTGAGGGGAGTTATTTCAAATCATTAAATTAAAGGAGGATAATATGGACGATAGAACATGGTGGAAAGATAAGTCATTTTGGGAAGCCGTATTAGGTAGAGCGTTAAGAAGCTTTTTTCAAGGTGCAATATTTGGTATTGGAGAAAATCTTATCATGTGGGATTTTGATTGGAAGATGATATTAGGTGCATCCCTAGGTATGGCTTTTTTGTCAGTATGTACAAGTATAGCTAAGGGATGTCCAGAGTATAAGGAGGGATAGTATGAAAACATCATTAAGAGGCCTTGACCTCATTAAGAAGTATGAAGGATGCAGATTGAAGGCATATAAGTGCCCTGCAGGAGTATGGACTATTGGATGGGGACATACAGCAGGAGTTAAGGAAGGTCAGACAATCACACAGGAACAGGCAGATGCATTCCTTGTTGAAGATGTCAAGATATACGAGGACAGAGTAAACAAGTATTCCAAGTATAATTGGAATCAGAACCAGTTTGATGCTCTTGTGTCGTTTGCATATAATATAGGAAGTATTGACCAGCTCACATCCAATGGTAGAAGAAGCATTAAGACTATATCAGAGAAGATTCCTGCTTATTGTAATGCAGGTGGAAAGCCTCTGGAAGGATTGAAAAAGAGAAGAGCAGAGGAAAAAGCTCTGTTTGATGAGCCTGTAAAAGCTCCAAAAACAGAAAAAGAGGACAAACCTACCAATTCCTCAAGTAAATCAAAAGAAGGCCAAAATGAAGCTTCTAGCACAGTCAAAAGCCCATATATTGTCGGCAAGACATATACGATAAAAGTTAGGTCAGCTCTGAATGTACGAAAAGGAGCTGGAAAGCAGTACAAACTGGTGGGATATTACAACCTCACTCCAGATGGAAGGAAGCACGCTAACAGGAATGGAGCTTTATACAGCGGAACAAAAGTAACTGTTAAGGAAGTCAAGATTAACAGCCCTTCTGATATCTGGGTAAGGATTCCAAGCGGATGGATATCTGCGGTTGACGGAAGCAAGACATTTGTAGTATAATCAAAGAAGCATTTCGCATCATTTTAAATCTCACTACTCGATAAGCCACTCTTTACAGGGTGGTTTATCTTTTTGGAAAAAATATTAAAAAAGTTGTTGACATTATATCCGAATAGGTGTATATTGTATACAGAGGCAAGGTTGAGAGGGATGAAAATAAAAGACCTTGGGAGACTCACTAGCAATACCAAGGGAAAGCGAGAAGCCGTGAAACATAAGAACCAAAAGAACGACCATCGCAAGACACCAACCAAAGCCTCATAACAAAGGTTTTTAGGAGGACAAGGATATGAAGGGATATACAAAGGCAGATTTGGTAGAATTTATGAGATGGAATAGTACAGCACCTATTAGTGTTATCAATAATTCCACAGTTGAGGAGCTTGAAAACTTCCTTAAAAGCAGAAACGTTTGGGACAGGTTCTTAGAATCACTCGATAAATACAGAGAGGCCAGAATATTAGAGGCACGTTGCACCAAGGCATGGAGAAACACAAAAAGGTCAACAATGTAAGGAGGGCAAGGATATGATGAAGGAAGAATTTGAGAGAATTGCAGGATATGAGGTCACTTGGAAGGATTACACCGAAATAATCGAGCCAATGTACATGGCAATTCCAGAGAACATCACCAAGCAGGAATTTGTCAAGATGATAGACAAGAAGAGATTCGCACTCAAGCCTCTCAGCAAGATTGAGAAGGAAATGAAGAAAATAGCAAAGCATCTGGAAGAGACCTGCAATAAGTACACAGATTACGAATCAAAGGACAAGCTGGATGAGTTAGCACAGGAATACGCAGACAGAATAGGGGCAAAAGGATTCCTTATCAACGAGGTTATGAGATGGACTTGCTATTATCCAGTAGCGATTGAGATGTACGGATATGATTACAGAACAGTCAGAAGAATCGAGTTATGATATCATCCCTGCCTCTGGGGATAAACAGGGGCAAGCCGAAAGGCAGGAAGGAGATACAAG